GCAGGCGCAGTAGGCGCGGGAGGGGCCGCGATGCTCTGCTGTTTATGACGTGATTGCGTCAGCCGCCGCACAGCCTCGGGAATGCCAGAACCCGGCCGCCCCTGCCGCCTCCGCTGCCTCCGCCGCTCCATCAGCCTCCGCCGCTCCACCAGCCTCTGCCGCCTCCGCCGCCTCCGCCGCCTCCGCTGCCTCTGCCGCGCCTCCTGCCCCTCCCGTCCCTCCGCCGCCCCCGCCGCTCCTGCCGCTCCTGCCGCTCCACCAGCCTCCGCCGCCTCCGCTGCCTCCGCCGCCTCTGCCGCGCCTCCTGCCCCGGGCGCGGCGGTTTCCGCCGTTCCCGCCGCCGCCGGAGAGGCCGGGGGGCCGCGGTTCCGCCGAAAACCGCCGCCGCCGCGGGGCACCCCCGGCCCCCCTGGGACCCCGCCCGCGGGCCGAGGTTCCGGTCGCCCGCCGACCCCCATGCGTGCCTCTGGCAATCAAAAGCCCGTTTTCGCCTAAAATCGAAGCAGGTGTTATCGTGAACATGCACAAAAAACAGGCAGCACCAGCAGGGACCCCCTGGGGTTGCGCAAGAATCGGGCAGTTACGCAAGAAACAGGCAGTTGCACAAGAACCAGGCAGTTGTTGTTGCCGTGAACACCAGGGACCCCCGACGGCGAGCGGGGGCCCTCGGCGGCGGCGCGCAAAAACCTTTCGCCTTCCGCCCCGGCAGCCGGTGCCCGAGATTCGCCGTTGCTCGCCGCTGAACCGGGTAAAACCCGGCCACGGTTGGCAGCGGCTCCCCGCAGCAAGCTGTGCAAACGTTTGTTTTTTACGTCGCTTTTGCAACGACATTTGTCCGGACAAATCCGAAGTTCCCCAGGGACCCCCTTGGAAAACCCACGGAAAATCAATCGGTTAGCGTTGAAACATTTTGTGATTTGACAGGGTTTCGGGGGTCCCTCTACAGATAACCAACGGGGGACGAGAGCAAGTCTTGCAAGGTTGCTTCAACCCGATCTTCGCCGCTTCGTTCTCTACCCTTCTGGCGCGCCCTTCGGGCGCTTGGCGGTCGTTCACTCAGCGGCGAAGTTCGGGTGTAACAAACCGTCAAGAGTTGGCTAGTGACCTATAAGGTCCTGAAGACTCGCATGACGGGTCGAAAATCCCCGTAAGGGATAAGATTTTCGATCCCGTCAGGGCTATTTCAGACCCTTACCTCGCACTAGTTCGCTCTTGCCCGTTTGGTTCACCCTGGTCGCAAGCGAAAGTCTTGCCGTGTTGCCTCAACCCGATCTTCGCCGCTCGGTTCTCTACCCTTCTGGCGCGCCCTTCGGGCGCTGGGCGGTCGTTCACCTCGCGGCGAAGATCGGGTGTGACAAACAGGTCAAGAGTAAACTAGCGGGCTTGATCCTTATTCCCTCTCAACTCGCGCTAGTTCGCTCTTGCCCTGTTTGGTTCACCCTAGTCGCGAGCATTCCTTTCTGCCTCTGTTGTAGCCCGGCAACAGGGTTCTCAATGAATACCTGCGCCCATAATTGTTCCGCTTTCGGAACAACATTTTCCCCTTGCGCCGCCGCCCGCTCCCGGCTACATTCGCCGCACCATGGGCAACCTTGTTTCACAAGCGCAGCAAATAATCCGGCTGACGGAAACCGCTCGGGCGATAGATGCCCCCCGCGCCGCCCTGGCCGGGCGCTTTCGCCTGGAAGGCCCGAATGGCATCTGGAAGTATTTGGGGTTAGAGCCGCTCCCGCACCAACGGGCGGCGCTAGAGCACCCGGCGCGCTTCCGGGTTGACGTGTGGCACCGGCGGGCGGGCAAGAGCCGCTACAGCCTGCTGAAGTTGATTGATCGCGCCTACTGGAACCCGCTGCCCCGGCCACGGTATGCCTACCTTGCCCCCACCTACGCGCAGGTGTCGGACATCATCTGGTCGGAGTTGCGTGCTATTGCCGATGAGATCCCCGGGGCGGAAGTGCTCGCCGGGAGCCTCGCCGTGTTCATCCCGACCTTCAAGGGCGAGATGGCCCGCATCCGGCTCTACGGCGTGGATTCGCCCAAGCAGCGCCTGCGCGGGTCCTACTTGGACGGGGTGGTGCTGGACGAATGGCAGGATTCGCCAGAATCGGTTTGGACGGAACAGGTCCGGCCAATGCTGGCGGACAAAAGCCGCGCTGGGGTGGACCAGTGGGGCCGGGTGAATCAGTGGGCAAACTTCATCGGCACGCCAAAGGGGAAGAATCACCTCTACACCATGTTCACCCGGGCCGAGCGGTGGGAAGCCGGAGAGAGCGTCATCATCCGAGATGACTCCGGCCGCACGACGGAAGTCTACGCGGCCGGGTGGGCCGCCACGCGCCTGAGCGCCCTCGCCACTGGCATGATCTCCGACGATGAGCTGGCGCAAATTCGCGCCGAGGTGGGGGCCGAAGCCTTCTCGCAAGAGTTCCTCTGCGACTTCGAATCCGGCGCACCGGGGGCCATCCTGCGGGCTGAGTTGGAGGAGTTGCGCGACAGCGGTCGGATCGGCGACTTCCCAGTGAACCCCTACCTGCCGGTGATGACGGCTTGGGACCTCGGGTGGAACGACGCCAGCGTCGTGTGGTTCTTTCAGATGGCCCAAGGGCGGCCGGTGTTCGTGGATTACCTGATCGCCACCAACGCCAACATTCCGACCTTGGTGCAACTGGTGCGGGAGAAGGGCTACCGGCTGGGCAAAAACTTCTTCCCGTGGGACGTGGCCGTGCATGATCTTTCCGGCGACGGGAAGTCTCGGGCGGACATCTTCCGACGCTACGGCATCACGCCGTCGCCGGTGAAGCGCACGAGCCTCCCGGACGGGATCGCGGCGTTGCGGCGGCTGATTCAGCGGGCTTGCTTCGACCGCACGCGGTGCGGCGACGGGCTGGACCTGTTGTGGCAGTATCGCCGCGAGAAGGACGCGAAGAGCGGGTTGCTCAAAGCGGAACCGGTCGAGAACCTCGCCATTCACGTCGCCGACGCGCTGCGCACGGCGGCCCTTGGGCTGCCGAAGTGGTCGTTCGCAGGCACGACGGTTCAGGGGTTGACGGCCGGGGGCGTCCGGCCGGAGGCGGCGGAGATTTCTGCTTGACGGCCTTGGCGGCGGCGGGCAGAATCGCCCGCACACTTGGAGGCGATGGGTGACGGTTATGGTCAAGCTTACCGAAGAAATGATTGCTTCGTTCCCGGCCGAAGAGGAAGAGGCGATCCGGCGTGCTTTTATCGCCGCCGCGCGGGCCGAGGACGCTGCCGCGCGGGCCGAGCGGCTGGGGGATCGTGACCTGTTCATCTCCGGCTTCGGGGTCATCAGCGCGCAGGAGCTGGCCGAGGCGATGGGGAAGCGGGCGCGGCGGCTGCGCGACGCGCTTGAGGAAATGGTCGCCAAGCGGATCAAGGCGAACGAAATGGCAACCCACGCGGCGGCGGATGCGGTTGCGGCGGTGGAAAACCAGGGGGAGGCCCCGGCCGATGGGGACGACGACGGTGACGATGACAGCAGGCAGCAGCCGCCCCGCCGGGGCCGCCCGCCGAAGCCGCGCGAGGTTTGAAGAGGTCATCGGGCGCGTCCTCAGGCATGAGGACGACCGGTTTGACCCCTTGGCCCCGAACGGGGGTGGGCGGCTGGTGAATCACCCGGCGGATCCCGGCGGCCACACGCGCCTCGGGATCACGCTGGCAACCCTTCGCCGCCACCGGAACGAGCCGGGGCTTGGGCCGGACGCGCTGGAACGGCTGACGCTGGCCGAGATCAAGGAGATTTACTACCTGGACTTCTGGTTGCCGGTGCGGGCGGATGAGTTGCCGCGCGGGCTGGATTACGCGGTGTTTGACTGCGCCGTGAACAGCGGCCCTCGGCGGGCGGCGCTGCTGTTGCAGGGCGCGCTGGGCGAGGCGGCTGGGCGGGCGGATGGGATCATCGGCCCGCAGACGGTGGCGGCGGCCCGGGCGGCCGACGTTCGGGAGGTGATCCGCGAGTTTTCGGCGCGGCGGCTGGCGTTCCTGGCGCGACTGCCGCACGCGGCGGTTTTCGGGCGCGGCTGGCGTAGGCGGGTGGAAGAGGTTGAGCGCATGGCCTTGGCCGACGCCGAGCGCCCGCCTGAGCCGCTGACGGTGGCCGAGACGCTACAGACGAACACGGTTCGCTCCGGCGGCATGATCGCGGCCATGGTGGCGGCGGTCATGGCGGCGCTGGAACAGGTCCGGCCTCTGATCGCGGCTCTTGAAGGCTTCCCGCTGTGGGCTTCGGCGACGATTGTCGCGGTTGCAGCGGTGGCGGTGCTGTTTTTCATGAGAAGGAGGCAAGGGGTGCCATGACGAAGCGCAGCGGTTGGAAGGATTGAGCGACATGACGACAGCACTGTGGCTGCTGATTCTGATGGTTTTCTTGCCTGCATCGGGGCAGATGGCGGGCTACGAGATCGGCCTGTTTTTCTCGCGCGGCGGCTGCGAGTATGCGGCCGAGGCGATTGCCGCCCGCGCGGCGGGGGAGGGGCTGGTTCCGATTGGGTTCACTTGCACCGAGGCGAGGGGGTCGTGATTGACCATGGGGGCGGCGTTTGAGTTCATCCGACGGTATGCCGTGGCGGCGGCGGCCGTTGTCGCTGCGGTCGTTGTCGCCCTGTGGACCCGTGCAGCCTACCGGGCCGGTCGGGCCGCTGAAGCGGCTCGCCGTGCAGAGGACGCCGCCGCCGCCCGCGCGCGAGCGCAGGAAGCTGCCCGCGATTACGACCGAAGCGAAGGCGCGGCATCCCGACTCCGACGAGGGGAGTTTTGACCAATGAAGCTCCTGGTGATCTTCCTGGCGGGCGCGCTGGCGGCTTGCGCCGCCCCGGTGGCGGACTGGGGGCCGCGCTCCCCGTGCCCGGTGACGCTGCGCGAATACCCGGCCGCCGAACAGCGCCGGGTGGCGGACCTGTTGGACGCGCGAGAGGTGCCCGAGCCTCTGCCGCGCTGGATTGACGACTACGGCAGGCTCCGGGCGGAGGTCCGGGCGGCCTGCGGCCTGGGGCGGTGAGCACATGAGCAAGGGCGAGCCTTTTTCCTTCCTGCCGACGGCGTTCGCCATGACGGACACCCCGGACGCGCCGGACTGGGTTCCGCTGGCCGAGCGCAGCCCGATGGCGCGGGCGCGCTGGTTCGCGTTCTACGGCCCGGGGAAGGGGCGGGCGGGGCGGCAGGAGCGCGCCCTGACTCGCCCGGACGAAAACCCGGCTATTGCTTCCCCGATGCTGTATATGCTACTGGAACAGCAAGAGCGGGACGCAGAGAATCAGGCTTTCAGACTGGCCCGAGGTTTCATCAAGGGAGCGTAGGAAGATGGGCAAGGTAATGCGGAAGATCACCGGCGCACCGTCGCCTGCGCAGCAGGCAAGGGCGCAGCAGCAGGCCATTGATCGGCAGATTGAGGCGCAGCGCCAGATGCAGATCGAAGCCGAGCAGCGCGCTGAAGAGCGATTGAAGCGGGAGGAAGCCGAGCGGGCGGCCAAGGCTGCCGAAGAGATGCGTGCTCGCATGTCGGCCTCGCAGGGTCGCAGGGCGATGCGATATGCTTCCAACATTCGCGCGCAGCTGAACGAGATGGGCCTTCTGGGCTGAGTTGAATGTCCGAGGTCGCATCTTTCCGGCAGGCCGCCGATCACGTTCTGCGGCGCATTGCGCGCGCGGAACAGCAGCGCGTTGAGCGGGAGTCGCTGTGGCGGTCGCTACAGCACTACGTCCGCCCGACCGCGCTGGCCTTTCGGGAGTCGCAGGGTTCGGCCGACGCCCGCGAGCGCCGCATTCTCGAAAGCACGGCGGCGCGCAGCCTTGAGCTTTTCGCTTCGTTCCTGATGAGTTCCGTCTTGGTGGCTGGGACCGCCGGGGCGGCGGCGTTCCGGTTCGTCGGCGTCGGCCCTGACGGGAAGGAAATTGCCAGCCCGTCCGCCAAGGAGTGGCTGGAAGATGCGGTGAAGGAGGTTCGGGCCGTTCTGTTCAGTGGGGCCTATTCGGCTACCGGGTGCCTGCATAACGTGTGCTTGGACCTGGGGCTGTATGGCACTTCGTGCTTCGCGGCCTGGGAGGGTCCGGACCCGCTGTTGCGGCCGGTGATCTTCAAGCACTACCCGGTTTGGCGGGTGTGCGGCGAGTTGGGCGAGGGCGAGCGGCCTGCGTTCATCAGCATTCAGGAAGAGCTTACGGTTCAGCAGGCCGCCGCGCGGTGGCCCGAGGCGGCGGAAGCCGGCATGTTTTCCGACCGCAACGGGCAGGCACCGGTGAAGGTCCGTTTCGTTTGCATCTCTCGAGAGGACGGCGATTTTGAGACTTTCGTCCCGCCGAACATCGCCGCGACCAACGCGGCCTGGGCCGGGGTGTGGTATCTGGAAGAGCACAGGTATATCCTGGATGCCCGAGGGTATTCCGAACAGCCGATCTTCTTGCCAGCTTGGTATATCGTGGATGACACGGTGTGGGGCCGGTCCCCGGCGATGACGGCGCTTGGCGACGTGATTAGCGCCAACGTGCTGATGGAGATGATCATCAAGGGGACTGAGAAGCTGGTTGAACCGCCTTGGCTGGTTAGGGACGGCGCGTTGCTTTCGCCTCTGCGGGCTTACCCGAACGGCATCACCTACACGGACGGCGATCAAAGCTTGCAGCCCTTGCTCCCGCCCGGGGCGTCTCGGATCGAAATGGGCGTTGATATGCTCCGGGACCGGGCGGCGCAGATTGAGCGCGCGTTCTTCGTGCATCTGTTCCAGGACGCGCCAAACCCCCTCGGGTCCCGCCAGCCACGCACGGCAACCGAGGTTGCGATCCAGCAGGATGAGCGCAATCGCGCCGTGACGCCGATGGTGATGCGGTTGCAGGCCACGATGATCGAACCGCTGCTGTGGCGGGTGCTGGGCCTGTTGGTGCGCTCCGGCAGGCTTCCGGCTCCGCCGCTGCCCGAGGGGGCGCGGCTGGCGGTTCGGCACCAAAGCCCGGTGGTGGCGTCGCAGGCGCAGGTTGACGGTATCGCGATCATGCGGTATATGGAGAGCATGGTTTCGATGGCGCAAGTCAACCCCGAGGTGCTGGATTTCGTCAACATGGACGCGGCCGCGAAGTTGCTGCATACTGCTTCCGGCGCTCCCGCCGCCGTGCTGCGGCAGGATAGCGAGGTTAAGCGACTGCGCGCGCAGCGGGCTGAACAGGCTGCCGCCGCGCAGCAGATGCAGGTTGCCAACGAGGGCGGCAAGACGCTTGCGGCGCTGATTTCCGCGCAGGCGAAGGGCGGCACTCGGGGCGGGATGGTCTAAGCCGTGACCTTGGACAAAGCACCTTCTATGGACGACGTGCGGGCGGCCTATCAGGCTTTCGTCCGGTCCCCGGAGTGTGCGATCCTGATGCGCTACTGGCAGATGCGGTTCGGCTACATGACCCGTTCCGTGTTCGTGCCGGGCAACGACAGCGCGACGTTCGTGAACATCGGCAGACAAAGCGCCTACCAGATGATCGCGAATGACGTGGCCGCCGCCATGAGTGGCTGGGATGACCGGAACGTCTCTTCCGCAAAGGACAGGAGTGAAGATCATGAGTGAAACGGAAACTGTCAGCCCTGGCGGCCTTGTTGACCCGGGGCCTGCCCCGGCCCCCGCCCCGGCCGCCTCGCCCCCGGCCGCCCCCGCCCCCGCCCCGGCGGCTGCCCCGCCCCCGGCGGCCGAGTGGTGGCAGGCGCTGCCCGAGTCGCTGCGCGCCGATCCGAACATCGCCAAGTTCCGCGACGGGCGGCTTG